CACGTCCATAATCAAATGCCTTACATAAATGTGCAAAGTGCTCAAAGTCACGAACCTGTTCTAGATGTGCAAAGCGACTGGCATGTTCTTGTCTAGTACAAATAAACGCCGACATAGTTGCTAGGCCACTGATACGTTCTACTGCCCGCAGTCGACTTTCGCCGTTGTTGATACCATATTTTTCTTGACCATCATAGAATATGTTCATGGGCTTGACAATACCTTGTTTGCGTATGTCATCAATCCACATGTTTAATTTTACAATGTTGGCAATGTCGTAGTGATTTCTTGGGTCATTGATAAACCCATCTATACCACTCTTTTCAATATGACCATTGGCCCAGTCACAGATGTCCTGTAGAGATTGTTGATATCGTATGTGCTCTTTGGGCACAGCAGGATCGTAAAATATGCAATGCACTCCGTTGTGAAAACTTTGAATGATCGGGTCAGGTTGCAAGTTCAGCGGATATATTGTCCGTATGGTGGGATTGTTCCAGTACATACAGATACTTAGTAAATACTTTCTATGATAGAAATCTTTGGACCATCTTATCGCTACAATGGCGAAATCCTAACAGAACCTGAAATAATTTATGTCAACGATCATCACTATGACGATGACAACCACTGTTTTCATGTGAAAACCCTGTTGGAAAACAGCACTTGTGACCCCCATAAACACTTGGTTGTTTTTGATCATATCAATCATGATGATGAACTGGCTGAGTATAATCTATTATGCATGCCCATATTCCTAGCAGCCGAAGCCAAAGAATTTGAATCGCGAAACATACAAACCAACTGGAACAACAAGACTCGAGCATTCAACTTTATGATCAACAAGCCCAGACCCAACCGAGAGTTCTTGCTGATGTTGATTGAGCATTTTGAACTAGACAACTATACACACTCCTTGTGCTGGAAGAAGGTCAACATCAATCGTGACAAGATGTTGAGCAATACCAAATCTGACCTATATCAACAAATCATTAACAATACCACAGTCAACATACCAGAAAAATCCTATGCCTTTGGACATGAAGTTTTTCTTGACCAAGGGCTTAGATACGGGCAAACCAGAAACGGGGAGAACTATGCAGGATTGTTAAAAGATGCGCTGTTTGAACCCAGTTGTGTGAGTTTAATCACTGAGCCCAGTTTCTACGAGCGAGAAACTCTCAAGACTGAAAAGACCATCATGGCCATCTATGGTGGCACCTTGCCCATCTGGGTGGGTGGATGGGCCATACCTGAAAGCATGCGTCGCTTGGGGTTTGATGTGTTTGATGACATTGTCGACCACAGTTACGAACGCATGGCAGATCCATGGGATCGTGCCTTCTATGCTGTGGAGAAGAATTTGGATCTATTGCGAGATGTTGAACGCACTAGAGATTTTATACAAAACAACCGGTCAAGATTCCAACACAACCTTGACCTGGTTCATCGCAATGTGTTCATGGAAGATCTAGTCAAAAAGATCAGTCGCTATGATGTTGACACTCAACGTGTGCTTAGAGAAATATCTAGAGGCTTTAGATTTAGATTGTTCAATGACTACAAGTTGTTGGGCGACATACTGGGCAAGTCTGGACCACCCATTGAACAAACCAAGAGATTGAACTAGAGTCTCTCAAGATATTGCAAAAACTTGTGCATGTCACCGTACATGGCGTACATCACAGCCGCTTGACTGCCAAACAAGATCAACCGAGTATGCTTTCCGCCTTTGAGATAGTAGGGGCAATCCAGTTTTCGATTCAAGATCATAAGCAAACTGGGACTCAACACTTTTGTAAAATCAAACTCATATTGTTCAATAGACAAAAATTTAAAAACATCATACCCAGATATACTCAATCTCAATCCACCATCATCTCGCAAATCTTGCCACCACGACTTTAACGCCCATTCAAAACTAGGCCGGTCATCTACTGGCAGTTGGTTTAACAGTTGTTGGGTAAGTTGTTGTTTATTTGGCATCGGGGTATACTTGCGCCCCCTGCGTCAAGAGCACGACTGTGAATTTGTCGGTCCTGAATTGTGTGTTGAGTTTACGTGCCAAGTTCTTGGCATGGCCGGGATTTGAGAATGAAACCTTCTTGTACTTGGGTCCTGGATATTGCGTGAGCATGTTTGACGTTTTTAAGTTGATGGGTTTGGTATCAAAGAACACAGCCCATACTCCTTCGGAGGCCAACACTTGTTCGGTCTTGTAAGTTGCTTTGTCAGTGTGTTCAATCAACACATTTGGTTTGGGTCTCGACATCATTATCTCCGTAGTTTATTTATCTCAAAAACTACGTGGTTTTGAAACTGCCACCGCTCAATTCTACCGTAATTGTTTCCGGCTTGGGTTGTGTATGCAAAGTTTCCAATGTCAGTAACAGTTTGGTGATATCACCGTGCAGATCTTTGGCTTCTCGCATGGTCATGATAAAGTCACGTTGTCCACGGGATTCATGTGCTTTTATTAGATCTACAAAGCGATTGATATGTAAACTCATTTGACAAAAGGTTCTAGATTTGGAGGAGTCCAGCCTGCTGGCTTGAGCACTTTGCCGTCTTCACGTTTGCGTACCCGGCCAGTTTGTTTGTCGATTTTAGCAAAGTTTGTTGACATCACCTCTTTCCAGGCACCTTCAGGATCTGCACCCAGCGAATGAATGGCACCAATCGTGACCACAAGGATGTCGATTAGTGCATCAAGATCATCCGTTTTGGTTGTACTTGCCACTAGTTCGTTGAATTCTTCACTGATGAGATTGCAGTACAATTGATATTGTGCCTCATTGAACTCGCCCACGGTCTGTTCGCAGGCTCGCATGAATTTTTCTTGATCACGAAACGGATTTGTCATTTGCTTCTTCTTTAGAATAGTAAGGACCTTGATAAGCATAACGCTCCAGGGTGATGAGTTTTGGATGTTGTACCATTTGCCACTTGCGATGTTGCTTGACCCGGTACCAACCAGCGGCAAACCAACTCTTGCTTTTGTCTTCTCTGGTGAACAGTGGCAACCGGTGTTTGACGTCCCATAATGGATTGAACACATCGCCCTCTACTTCGTGACCGTAAACCATGTTCGGTGGCAGCGGTGTAGCAGTTTCGGCTGGCTCAAATTGGATATCCACTGCTTCTCGAGCCATCTTGATAGTTTTGTAACTGACCACACTGTCAAGAATCTTTATGGTGCAGTTGCCATTTTCTTTTACTTCAAGTTGACCAATCTTGCGATCACCCTTCTTGAGTATGTAATACTGATTGTCCACCACTGGTTTGGCTAATATCATCTAGCACTCCTTTATATGTTTCATTGAGCCAGCGGCCAAATTGTTCGGCCGCATCGCTACATTTGTTCAATTCGTACTTGCCGCAGAATTGCATAAATCTCACTCCTACCTGTCCCACATCCTTGTGTGAGATTTGTTCACATATGGCTGTGTCTATGGTTGTCTTGATGTCGTCTGGTTGTGCTGTGAGATCAATCAAGGTACGGTTACGTTCATAATCATCCAGCACACGGTGTTCTTGACCCTCATGGTCAGTCCAACGTTGCAACATTAGATTGTTCCAATTGTATCCGCGCCGGTCTCGGTCTCCAAAGGCCTCACGGAGACCAACTTTATTCTTTGTGCCTTTCTCACGTACTCCAGGATACGCACTGAATACGTTGTCTGAGGAGTCGCCACGCATACACTTCTCAAATAACAACCAGGCCGGATCCGGGATCGTTTTTGGCTGTTTAGTTTTCTTATCATTGACGTGCTTACCTTTAGCATCAAATATGCCCTCCAGAGTTAACAGTTCATCACTAATGCCATTGTATTGCGTAACATTGGGTGCCAATAATTGCACAAAATCTGAATCTGAACTGATAATAACATGATCGTCTTGGGGGTGTAAAGCAATCCAACGTGCTATGATATCATCTGCTTCAGCAGTGGCACATCGGATAACGCTACAATTGGTTCGAGTAGCCAAGTATTTAGTCAGTTCATCATAGGTTTCCCAGAACAACTTGTCCTCTTCTGCTTCTTCCTCAGTCATCTTGCCCCGGGCCACAGCACGGTTGGCCTTGTAGGGTTTGTAGTAGTCCTTGCGCCACGAGCGACCCTCCAGTGCGAATACCACATGATCTGCTTCAAAACGACGAGCCATCTTGTTCACTGCCATCAAGGTCACATGCAGAGCAAAGCCCAGTTTGGTCCAAGAGTCCGCGGCTCTAAATGCTCCGTGTCTGGCACGGAAAAACATGTTGGCAGTATCAATCAGTACGTATTTCATTGGTCACAATCAAGTTGTTATCGTTGATGTATTGTAGCATATACTTGGCCCAAAAGCAATGGGCATCAGCACCAAAATGGTAACTTTTGGGGTTAACATACTCAAAACCGTTGTTTCTGCACACAGCACTGTAGGAATGATCCACAGAATATGGCTCAATATATGCTGTTCCCCAATCCTGATTTTGGGGCAATTCACTGAATGTGCTGTGCCCATTGAAGAATAGGTGTGGTATTTGATGTTGAGTTAATTCTTGGTGGAATGCCCAGATTTGTTCATGTGCCCGTTGAGTAGCCGTTTTCCAATCCACATCAATCACATACTGTCGATACCTATCTCGAAGTTCTGGAGGAACTATGTCCCACCCGCTGGCGTTGACCTGATACCAGATGCCGTTGTGTAGCCACTCTTCTCGTTCCCAAGTCGACCATTGTATGATCATGAACGTGTTGGCCAGTCGATCTGGGTTGTGTCGTATCCAATCACGTGTGGTGCGAATCATACGGTCATTACTTGATGCAGATTCAGCGTCACAATGCATTTCGACACCGAGTCTTTGAGCAAGTTGGGTACACCAACTTACTGCTAGATTTGCAGGATGCGGTCTACGATCTATTCCGTTTTTGCCATCATCCACGGCAAACACTTCGTTGACAGCGGCTTCGGCGGCCGCAGTGTGACTGCAACCATTCACATACAAGATCATCGTTGTAATAGAACTTTTTCGGTTTCGGCGGCCACCACACGTTTGCGCAGACTTGAACTGGAGAACGAGTGATCCCTGCCGTTGAATACCAATTGAATGCCGCGATCATAGCATTCGTCACGACCTGAAAAATCTTTGTCTTGATATTCCACACCTAATATACGTACATCCAGGGGCAGGATCAACAACAAGTCCACAAGATCTTGTTCGGTTTGATATACAACAACTTCATCAACATAACGGCATGCGGCCAACTGTATTTGTCGCTCCACAATAGATTGTACAGGGCGATTTTTAGTGTCAGGTCGATCGATAGTTGGGTCTGTTTGCAGTCCACAGATCAGGTAGTCACAATGATTCTTGGCCTCGCTGAGCATTGCAATGTGACCCGCGTGGAGCATGTCAAAGGTTGAGAAAGTGATGCCAATTTTCTTTCCGTCCTGTTTGAGTTTTTTGATGTGATTGAATATCATTCTTGGTATGCTGGGTTGGGTACTTCAAGTTCAAACACATGATACCTTGGTTTAGGAACAGTTGTTTCTTTAAGCAGTTCGAATGTACGAGCCTGTTCAGCCTCGTGTCTGGTTCCGTAAAAACCAGCCCCGTAGTTTATACTACTCTGCATAGACACATAAACATAGTTCATGCTCATACCTGTTTGTTTGATAACTGTATAAACTTTATATGTGGCTGGTGGGCTGAGTGGCTCCATTAACTTACCTCTGTACGGCCGCCACCTATGTCACGACTATTCACATATTGCTTGCCTATGGCCTGCTCTTGTTCCCAAGTTTCCATAACCACATGTCGGCAAATATTTTGGAACCAACGATCCACAATGACTGAGTCTGTGTCATTGGGTTTCATCATGTAACCGGCTTTGACCAGGCGAGCCACAAAGATATCGTTCCAATCTAGTTCAAATGCACCTTGATGCAAGTTGTTGGGATCCACATCCATGCGCACAATGCTGACATAAGGCTCGTTGTTTTCTGTGGCCAATTCTTTTTCAGTCTTGACAGGTGCCCGGGGTTTAGGCTCAGCCCGGACTTTTGGTTCAGGTTTTTTGCGGAATCGATCAAATATTCCCATCAGGTGCCCCATTCGTTCTTGAAGAGTGGCACTTGTAGTCGATCACTGTACCGCCAGCCTTTTCGCATTGCCATTTCTGCCACTGCACGATTGTTAAGAGTATACACCCGCTCAACACCACCAACAGGCATGACATACACATGCCCTTGAAAACCTGCCGCACGATATTCGTCAACTGCACGTTCTGCATCTGTTAGGTCCTGTTCTGTTGCAATCACAAACTTCAAGTACGCTGTGCCAACTTGTTCATACTCGCATACCACTTCAGGAACAATCGCTTCTTCCCAACGCTCTCCTGAGCATGGAAGTTTGGCACTCACACTGAATGTGATCTCACGTTGTGCTCGCCAGCGTTGCAGATATTCTTTAAACTCTGGTGTTAGTTTTTGAGTGCCGTTTGTCTCAAATGTAATCTCTTTAAGACTTTGCATCTGGGGATTGTCTAACAAGTCCGGATAAGCACGTTGCCAACCCAACAAGGGTTCACCGCCTGTGATTACTAAATGTTCGTCTTTCCATTCCTCGTACGGTAACATATCCATAATACCATCGGCAATCGCATCAGTAGAAATAAGGGGACTAAGATGACGAAACCTAGGATCCCAACTAGCGTAACTGTCACAACCTGTAGACACAAGAGGAAGGGATTTGTAGTCGGTATAGTTAACAGGATCAATAAGTTCTGCTTCATTGCTGAGTTCTCCTCGAGGCATGCCAAAGCCGGCACATTTAAAGTTACATCCAAACACACGCAAGAACACACTGGGCACACCCATGTACCTGCCTTCGCCTTGCACACTATAAAATAATTCTGCTACTTTGAGTTTGCTCATACTTTCCTTGCTTTTACTAATAGATGCCATCCCAGATATTCTTTTACTGCATCACGCATCTCTTCTGGCATGGCCGCAAACCAAGGTTCTAATTCATATCGACCTTGTTTGTACGCTTCTACATTATACATGAAGCAGTGTGCTTGACGCAACCTCTCAATGTGAAACTTGTCGCCTAATAGAGCATATACTTCGTCATTTGAGTAGGCTTGTGCAAACGGACAACCTGCTTGTGCTTCAAATTGGTCCAGGCCTTTGCGGATCATGCTATACTTCCAGGAGTTTTTGGCATACACCAAAAATCTAAACTCACCGTTTGGTTCAAGAGCATCGTAGGCATTTTGGATCATGTCATCGATGCGTGGAAAGTGATGCATGACACCGCAACTGTACACCATGTCAAACTTGCCAAGGCCTTGGTATGTTTTGGGATCACTAGCATCACCGTTTACAAATGTGCCCTCCAGTCCTTCCACTTCAAAACGCTTCTTGGCCAATTCAATTGTTTTGTCACTGATGTCGATCGCAGTATAGTCTGCACCCAGTCGGGCAAACTCAGCCGCATCAGTACCAATACCACATCCAATTTCTAACACACGCTTGCCGGTCCAGAGATGAAATCCGGCAAACTCTTTCATGTGTGGTTCCACGCGGTATCTGCGTTCAGTAACTTCTTGGTAAAACTCCAAAGTAC